TATCAAGCGAAAAAATAAAAAACAAAGGTATACGAGTCACCTTATCAAGATTCCATTTAAATAAAAATGGATTCTTGATTTGGGTTGAATTTAATACGCCAGTTGCCAACAGCAAGTATGCTGAAGGAACAATGGAATTAAATTTAAGTTTTGATGGCACATTAAATTTCATTACCATGAATGGTAATTTAATTTAAACAACATCCAATCTTCTGATATTATCGCCGTCTCTGTCTATAAATTTATCTTCAAAAACCAAAACTCTCTCATCATCTGAGAATCTTAAGCCCATATTATACGCATCCAAACTTGTTGATCTTCCCTCTCTGGAGGCAATGACCCAACAATAATCATCTTTTCTTACTAATTCTCCATTTTTATTTTCTTGAGTAGTACCAATTTCCAATTTAACGCTATCTGGCAGAAGTATCTCTAGTTGTCCGTACTTTAGAAGATGCTCTACAATAAGAGCCTGAATTTTTCTTTTTTTCATGTTTGGACCCTCGTTAAAGGAAAACGTCAGTATATGACGCTGCGAAGTTATATATTGTTTTTTTATTTGATTGTTAAAATCTTCGCACCAAACTTCATGTTTTGAAAAATTAAAAGAAATCTACATTTTTAGGTTGCATGTATATATACTGGAACCCTTCATACTCGCAAGATTCTGTGTCATATTGATTGGGAATTGGAACTGGTTTTTCAGATCTATCTAAGCAAACAGACCAAATATAAATCTTCCTATGATCTTTAAAAATTTCAATTAATGATAAGTGCTTTGACCCAAGAAATCTTTTGCCAATTTTGCAAATTAAATTAAATGGCAAGAATGGGTGTTTTGTGTTATGAATTTGTAGAGTTTCAATAAGATATTCATTGTAATCTGATTTTTGATAATGTAAAAAAAGATTATAACCATCTATGGTAACTTCTCTTGCCTTGAAGATTGCCAAATCATCCTCCCAAGTAATCAGTGTTTTGGGATAATTAAAAGGAACAAGTACATTGCCAAGGTTTTTCATTTCCTTGATTATTTCATCAAGTTTTGATGATTTGCAAAAACTCATAAAACCTTAAGTTTAATTAACAATGTTATATACGAAAATTAGGATTAAATATATCATCATAATTTATTGACATTTCGCCATACTCAGAACACATATCTTCAATTTCTTTTTGAGCAAACCTTCTAGCACTACTACCCATTATACCATTTGATTTTTCATAATTGCAATTTAAATGCAAACGATCAAGAAACCATTCATATACTTGAGTCAATCCCGGTGAAAGATTGTATTTTGAATTGAATCCAAGAAAATCAAAAACATCTCGTGGATCAAGCCAACAATAACCAGACCAAGGATCTCCAGAGTAATAAGAGTTTGGCACGCCAAACTTTAAGGCTCTATCAATAAAATGTAATAAAAGTCTGATGTAATTCTTTGCCGTCCATGGATCAAGACAGCATTCTCCATCCATGATTCTAAACTCAATCGTTTTTCGTTTGTTGTTGTAATAATGATAAGTGTTAATTGTATAATACTTGCAGCAACCAAGCTTGCGAATCAAATAATCATTAGAATGAAATCCATCTTCAACTCTTTCAAAAATTTCCGATTGCCCCAGCAACTGACAATACTGATTGCGCTTGCGGCTTGTTGGCATTGAATCCATAAAAACTGGCTCACATTTAATCCACCAAGTAATAATGTTTGCCAATTCTTGCTCGCTAAGATCACTCACATCAACATGAACGTGAAAGCTGCATCTTTCATCAGCATTGATTTTATTATCGTTCCCAAGCGCATCAATTACCTTACAAGTTTCCATAAGTCCAGCCCAGCCCTTAAGCACTGGTGTGCATATTTCGATGCCACAACTACTGTCAGGTTTGATAATCCAATCACTATTGTTGTGGTCATATGCCCATTTGTGTATTTTAACTATTTTTTCAGAAGATTTTTGTACTAAATTTGCTACATAATATGTGCCTTCTGGCAATATTCCATCATTGTGACCAAGCGGCCTATTCCTAAAATCAAATGCATTGATTTCAATTTCCGCACCAAATCTTCGGAGGTTGTTTATATCAATATTTTCTTTGATAAATTCCATCGAAAACCCCCTGTTCACATTATAAGAATAGCAACTTTGAGTAGCAATTTATTAAATCAAACCTATAATTATTTACAAAGGCGTCGTAAAGACACAAGGAGCAATACATGAAATGCCTCTTAATTGAAACTAAAGATAAAAGAAAATTTTTCACTCATAAGAAAAATTTCAGTCAACTTATTGAATTTTGCAAAATTTTTAAAGCAAATTTATCAATAGTCAACATGAAAGAAGGTGCGATTTTAGATCTAGAAGAATTAGTTCCTGCTCTTTGCAACCCAAAACAAAAAAAACAAAACTATGAATATGTCGTTATAGAAAATAAAATTTCACCATGTTGTGAAAAACCAAACAAACGTGAAATGGCAAAAAAAATTCAAAACAATATTAAAAATAATTTTTTAAGTAATAAAATAATTGTTTTGAAAGAACTTAAAGGAAAATATAACAAATATGGTTTTAGTGACGCAAATCTTTGCAATTATGTAAAGAAAATTAAAAACGAACTTTCAAAAGAAGGATATACTTTTTCAAAAATAGCAGCAGGAGCATATAAAATTTTATGAAATATGATATAGACATTGTTGTTCCTGTAGAAACATCAAATAGAACCATCAAAACAAGAATTAATGATTTTAAAAAATATGGGTTTATTAATACAAATAAAATTAAAGCACGATTGAACTTGCTGGCCAGTGAAGACAATAATGACGAATTTGAATGGCTAAGTACTGGGTGGCCAGAAAATATTGAAATAAATATAATTCATTGCCCCTACAACCATGTCGCTCAAAAGATTTATTACTTTTATCATAAGTATCTAAAAGCCGATATAGCTAAATGGTATATGAGAATAGATGAAGATAGCGTCAATGATCTTGAAGGGTTAATTCAAAATTTAGATCGGTATTTTGATTATGAGAGAGAATATCATATTGCAAGTAGATTGCTTTATGACATTTACCCATTAGATCAAAAGCTTTTAACAATACTTGGTTTTGGCTGGTGGTATCGTAATAGTACATTATGGCCAAACATTGAATCACCAGCACATGAACAAGAAATCAGCATTACCAGTAATGCCGCAATCAAAAAAGTCACCGAAAACCCAAAAGCCAATAAGTATTTTCAACTAAGAAAAGAATTTCCCGAAGGATATGGCGATCACGGTCTTTGTCATGCTTTGCGAATGTCGAAAATTTATGGAGTAGAAGTCAAATTTATAAGTCACGAAAGTGACTTATGGCTTCACAGTTATTTTGGTGGCCACAAAAATCACGTCCACTGGGTTGGTAGAGACAAATGTCCCAAATATATGGAATGGATGGACTATTACGAAAAAACAACTTTTTCAGAAATTGAAAATAAAGTATTCTTAATTGAAGATAAAGAAAATAAAAATGCAAATAAACTTGTAAAGTTTTTCCCAGATCAAAAAATTAAATTATATAATGAAATAACTTCTGATTCAGAAAACAATAACACAGTAGGACTATGGTGTAAAAAAGAAGACAAAATAATCATTATTCTTGATAGCCTACAAAAAGTTGCACACTTTACAAAAAATAATGACATTTATACTTATGAAAAAATTTCTATGATAGAAATCAATTAGGAGGCAGCAATTTGCTGCCTCCTAATTTTCTCATTATCCTTCCAATTCTTCGTCGATACTTTCATCGTCATAAGAATCAGTTTCGCTTAATTCAACATCAGAATCATCTTCTGCCCTACTAGCAATAGCCAGCTTATAAGGCTCAAGATACGCATCGACCTGATCAGATGAATTAGCATCAATGAGTGCTGGACACTTCAATAAAATGTCCATGGGTACATCGTTACGATCCATACTTGCACGGAATTTAACTTCTTCGCCATTAGAAAAAGCAGGCTTGACCTTGAATGATCCTGTTCCTGCAATTTCAATCCTATCAGCATCTAACAAACAAGAAAGAAGACCACTAATTGGATTAATTCCCTTATCAAAAAGAAGCTGAACATTCTCAGACTCCACAAAAGGTCTGTGAGTCTTGTTTTTAACATTCTTGAGCTTCACATTGATGCCAAGAATCTTCTTCTTCTTAGCACTTATCTTCTTTTCTATTTTCTGCATTGTCTTGGTTTCAAGACGACAAGACGCATAGAAAGGAAGGGCATTTCCACCACCAGCAGTTGTTTTGGTGGGAATGTAAGTTCCAATTTTATCACGAGTCTGATTGAGAATCACAACTGTTGCGTTGTGTTTCTCCATGACCGTGTTAAGTTTTCTTAATTCTCTTGAGCAAATTTTAGCTCTTTCTCCGGGTTGTTCATTTCCGCCTACTATCTTCTTGAACTGTTCTTTCGTGTAGTTTTCTGGCAATGCAACTTCACGAAGTTCACGGGCAGAAGGACTTACCCCAATCGAGTCATAAACAATGACGATTGGGACTTCATTGTTCGTTTTTTCACGGGCTTTTTCAATAACCCTATACATTGTTGAAAAAACTGCTTCCAGTGTTTCTGGAGTATGTCTTACAATTCGCTTCAGATTACAATGGCTTGCAATCTGAATGAATTCTTTATTGGCGCTATTCTCACAGTCCATAAGAATAGGAATGCCTTTGACTTTCTGTGTGCCGAACAAAATATTGGCACCGAGCAGAGACTTGGATGAACTGTTTGGACCGTATATTTCAGTCAATTTTCCACCGGGAATTCCTCCCGTGATGAATTGACCTGAACAAATATAATTAAGTGCTAGACTTCCTGTGTCAACGAAATACTTAACTGAGTCGATTGCATCAAGAACATCGCCTCCAGTTTCTTCTGCGAGATTTTCAAAAAAATTATCATCAACGCCTTCACTTGCTTTTTTCTTTGCCATAACACACCACCTTATGTTGAGAGAATGAAAAAAAATGGGTGTCCAGATTATGCTCTGGACACCCATTCTGTTTTGATTACATGCCTGAAAGTTCTTTCAGGAAGTCGTCATCGGCTAGATCATCGCTTGGTTTTGATTCTTCTTTAGCAACAGAAGGAGTGCTGCTGACAACCAATTCTTCTCGAACTGTCTCAACGACTTTAGGCTTGGAAGGAGTAGCAGAGCCTGCGTTCCTGAATTCATCAAGTTCGCTATCGGTGCCACTTGCATCACCTTCTTTGACCATACCAAGATGAACACGAAGTGCGTGCTTGAGTTCATCTTGCGTTTTAACTACACGAAGAGCCTGAAGATCATGGATGTTTTCCAACCACGACTTCAATTCATCGAGACTTCCAGCTGGTGTTGGTTCTTCAAACTTACTATTGTCATAGTTGGGGTATTCAGCGCCACCTCCACCTTTAACAACTTTCTTGACAACTCTAAAGTCACGTCCATCCCTTGGATGAGTAATGTCACCCAATGGTTTTTCTCCAGCGGCTTCATCCCCACGCATTGCACGAATAATCTTAGAATGAGTCGTTTTACCACAAGAATAAATCTTAGGGCCAACATTCTTTTTGATGTTGCCATCTTTATCCTTTTCAGATCGAACAATTACATTGTAATAGTATCGTTCGACAGGCTTGATTGCTCTTGCCTGATTCTGAAGGTCTTCTTGTTCTTTGCCATGTTTTCCTTCAGATTTTTGCCACAAATCTGAATAGTACTTGCAAATGATACAGTCGCCCATCCAACGCTCGCCCTTATCCGTTTGCACTAAATTGCGAGGGCAATGATAGGTTTTCTTTTGGCGAGTAGATGGATTATTCAATGTGTGAACACGAGTTGCACACCATACAACTCCGCCTTTTTTTCGTGGCATAATACGCATAATTACAAAGCCATCACGATCAGGCATCTTGACAAACTTTTCAAGATAATCACCACTGTTTCCAGCGGCAACACCTTCTTCAGAGACTCTTTTAGCCTCTTTGTTAATCTCATTCAAATCCAGTGGTTCAAAGTCTAGTGACATAGTGTCCTCGTTGTAAAAAGTAAAAGTGACGGTAGCCTCATCAGCCCCGTCACTTTATTATCGACAAAAATCACTAAGACTTTAATGAATTTTGAAAAATATTTTTATTTTTTATTTATATCAAAATTTTCACTAGCTGCTTCTGCAAGATCATTTGCTACTTTTTCCATGCTTAAAGCCTTTTCGTGAAGGGCGTCCATCTTTTCCTTCATGGTTTTGTAGCCTTCTGATTCTAATTTATCATTGATATTCTTGCGGTTAGACTGTTCGTTTTCGTACTCTTGCTCTAAATTCTTCAAAATTTCCAAATTATGCTTTAATTTTTCACTTATTTTCTTTTCTCTTTCTGCCTGCCTAATTTTAGCCAATTCAGCATTTCCCGGCAGGGCAGGTGGTGTGTATCCGTATTCTATCTTGTGCATTTCTCTCTCTTTACTTCTTTCGTTCTCGACCAATTTTCTCTCTCTTCTTATTTCTTCTCTTTGTTCTAAAACTTTCTTTCTAACAGATTCTTCACGAACCTTACGCTTTTCTATTTGCTTTCTTGATAGTGACATATGTCATCTCCTTCTCAAATCAGGCATACCCGGATCATTGGATGATTTGCCCCAATAAAGATTTCCACCATCTTTTTCTTCTGGGGTTTCAGAAAAATTTAATTCTCTATCAGCAACAAGATTAATATTGGCTGGCACAAAATAAATGTCTGAAACAACCTGCTCACGCCCAGTATCATCCTGCACAACAAACATTTCTCCGACACCTGTTGGCGATGGACGTTTTTCAGTTATTGGATATTTCTTATTGACCGTAAATTTCAAATTCTTCTGTTTTGCTTGATGTAAATGCAATGCTTCTGGCAAAAAAACCATTACGTCAACAAATCTTTTGACAGATTTATTATTATTGTTTTTCACATTGTGAGGATGGGTAGCAGCGGCTGAAAGCTGCTGTGCTGGCATATTTGAGCTACTTGGCTGAAATTCCGTTACCGTATATTGCTGTTGTGTTGATGGGGCTGATAGTTGCTGTAATTCTTCAACAGCAATGAATGATGAATCTTCACCAGCCCCATCAAAAGAAAACTTTTTATTTTTTATGATAATTCCACTTTTTGATTCTTTGAAACTTATAAATTTTTTGGTTAACTCATAAATCTCAACATCAATGATAAGAATATCTCTTCTTGCCATCTGTGCCATGATAGAAGCTGCTACTTTTTCAACAGGCACATCGTCAAATGGATCGCCAACCTTTTTCTTAAAAGTTTTTGTTTCTTCCTTATTATATTCACCATCAATTTTTTCATAATAGTGATAACAGCACTCAAATCCCACAAATACCTCCTGTCCACTCCATTAAATTAGTCTAAAATTTTATTTATTTTTGTAAAATTCCAGTTCCATTGCGAGTTGAAAAAATGATTGGCTCTCTATTTTTACTAAAAGCAAATGCATTAAAAGCTTCTTTTGTTGGTTCGTGATAAATAATATTTTCACAAACCATTATACCATTTTCACTTAGGTGCGGCCAGAAAAATTCCATATATTCAAGTTGCTTATCATATGCTTGCTCCATCGTGATTATAATCATATCATAAGGTTTTGATAAATTTTTATCAAGTAAATCATCATAAATCGTACCAAAATGAAAAACTATTGGACCCTTGAAGTATTTTTTAATATTCCTTTGACCAATTTTTGAAGAAAAATAATAATCTTTTTTATTTTCACGAAAAGCTAAAAATTTTTCTACAGTTTTACAAGAAATCATAAAGCATCCAGAAAACAGACCCAAATCAAAACCAACTTCCAACAAAGATTTAGGCTCTAAGTACTTACCAAGATGATAATAAAAAGCAGTAAATTTTGGATCAGAATAAGATGGTGATTTTCTAGAATCCTCATTAATCATACAGAATCGATCAAGCAATAACTTACCACTAATTAATTCTTTTTTCAAATGAACATCTACATCCAACTTAAGTTTTTTCAAATCAATTTGTTTCATAAAATTTCACTCTTATATTAGAATAGATGTCAGACTTACATATTTATTTTGAAACAGGAGCCATTGGAGACACAGGACTAAATCTGTGCAGGGCTAATATTGCCATGTGTGCCATTGGTCACGATGCATCAATAATCCATACATCACCAATTTTTAAATCACATGGAAAAGAAACAAAAACAAATCCTAATGTAAAAGTTATACTTGAAAGATGCAAATTTATCAAAAAAATTGAATATGATGTTGATTATAATGAAAAAAATTCATTTTATTTCAGCAAAAAATATAATTGTCAAATTTATCAACCAATGCTCACACGAGACGAACACGACATAAAAGAATGGATTGATTTAAAAGACTTTACACCAGAAATTAATACAAAAAATAAAATAGCAGTTCTTCAACCAGTAAGTATCGATCTAAAGCCACAGCAATTTATAGATTGGTATATACCAATATGGGACAGATGCATAGGATTATTACATGAAAAAGGCTATGATATTTACATGGTTGGTGGGCAAAATGATCCGATAGAAAAAACAATGAAAAAAGAAAGTATTGAAAAAACAAAAAATAAAATTGGATCTTGGTCGATATTAGAAGCATTGGCATTTACAATTTATCGTGCTGATATTGTTCTTGCTTGTGACAGTTGGGCTGCTATCTGGGGACCAGCAGCGAAAATTCCAACATTCACCGCATGGGGCTATAGAATGGAAAACAATATTGATTTTTGGGTTACTGGATTTCTTGGAAATAGAAATTATTACAAATACGGTTGGAGTTCACAAAAAGAATACTGTGACGCATACTTAGCGGGATGTTTGAGTGATCATCTAGCTGGGGGTAAATAAAATGCCTGAATTTGACTTTATGATTGTGGGATCAGGATTCTTTGGTGCCACTTTTGCAAGAAAAGCAACAGATGCTGGCAAAAAGTGCCTTGTAATTGATAAAAACAATCACATTGCTGGCGCAACATATGATCGAAAATGGGACAATGGCATTATTGTAAGTGAATATGGAGCGCACATATTCCACACTCAAAGCGAAGAAGTCTGGGACTTCATTAATAAATTCACAACAATTATGCCTTTCACAAACAAACCAAAAGTTTTATCTAAAGGAAATGTTTATTCATTCCCAATTAACATGATGACTCTTCATCAATTATGGGGAGTTATCAATCCAGAAGAAGCATACCGTAAACTGCAAGATGTGCGGATACCATGCGAAAATCCTAGAAACTTTGAAGAATGGGCACTCGACAGAGTAGGGAAGGAAATCTATGAATTATTCTTTTATGGATACACTAAAAAACAATGGATGAAAGAACCTAGAGATCTTCCAGCCTCAATAATTCAGAGACTGCCAATAAGACTTACTTATGAAGAAAATTATTTCACAACAAAATATCAAGGCATTCCAAATGAAGGATATTCAGCAACAATAAAAAATATGCTTGATGGAATTAAAACAGAACTCAATACTGATTTTTTTACAATTAGAAACAAATGGCGTGATTATGCCAAACATCTGATCTACACAGGACCAATAGATAAGTTTTACGACTATGAGTTTGGATCTTTGGAATACAACACTTTAAGATTTGAACACAAAAAAATGCATGGCGACTATCAAGGGAATGCTGTGTTTAATCATGTAGACATGTCTGTGCCACATATCAGGACAATAGAGCATAAGCATTTTTACAAAAACAATCCAAAACATTATGAAGTCAAGCTGCAATCGAAAGAAGAAACTGTTGTCTCATATGACATTCCAGTTGCATTTAAAGATCATCCCGAACCTTACTATCCAATCAGAGATGATAAAAACAGCGAACTATACAATAAGTACGCAGATCTTAAAACAAACCACAAAGAAATCACTTTTGGAGGAAGGCTTGGTGAATATAAATATCTGGACATTGACCAGACAATTGCTTCAGCATTAACTAAGTTTAAAACATTTGTGTAGAGAGGCTAAACCAACAAGGTTAACCTCTCTGTCTCGATTTCAAGTTTTTAATTAAACTTATTTGAATTGCCTTTGAAAAGTGCCTCAAAGCATCCTTTTCCTGCATTAAGGTTTCAGGTATTACATAATGATCCGACATCCATACAGACAGCCTGAACTTTTATAATTGTAATACCGAGGTAGTAAAAAGAGACAATATATATATGTTTCCTTATGTTAAGAAAAAACAAATTGAACCAATAAGTCTAAAAGAACACTTTCTGAGAAGAAATAAGGTTTTAATTAAAAGAAAGTATGGTGGTCATGGTGATATCATCATGCAAAGAATGATGTTTGAAGATTTTCAAAAACACATGCCAGAAATAGAATTAACCTACACATGTCCTAAATTATATAAAGATTTTGCAAATAATCACCCATTTGCAAAATGGGTGCCTATAGAAGAAATCAATGAAAGAGATTATGGCATTATTTTTGACATAAGCACAGCTTGTCGTGTTCATGAAAGTAAAATGGGCGGGAGAAATACTGACCATCGCAGTGACATATGGGCGAAAAGTTGTGGTGTAGAACTTACGAATCACAACTGTCACATGGAAATTAATGATGTAGATCTTTATAAAAAATTTATTGAAGAACTTAATCCACAAAAACTGCCAACTGTTTTATTCGCAACTCAATCAACAAAAGACAATTTCGGCCAAGCTAAAAGTCTGCCAGAAAAAACTACCTACCAAACAATAAGCAAACTCAAAGAGCTTGGGTTCTTTGTTTTTACAATTCACAAAGAGCCAATTGAAATATTCACACTAACAAATACTGTTCAATTTATTAATATAGAACTTTCTGCTTGGGCAGGATTGACAGCAGCAGCAGATTATGTCATATCGATTGACACAGGAACATTTCATCTTGCTGGAGCTTTAAAAAAACCATTAGTAGGAATTTTTTCATTTACCGATGGAAAAGTATACGGTAAATATTACAAATTCACATTGGTTCAAAGACATCGTGACAATGGCAATTGGGATTGTGGTCCATGCTATAATTGCACAATCTGTCCAAAATCAAAAGAAATTATAAAACCTTGTATGAGCGATATTAGATTTGAAGAAATAATCGATGCTTTTCAAAAAGAATGTAAAGCTAATTGACATCTACCGCTTTCTTTAACCAAACATTATCTAAATCAAATTCACGAATTTTAATTCCAGACATTAAAATTATATCTTGTCTCATTTTATTTGTTTCATCGTTTTCCGTAATAGAACCAACTCTCTTGGCATAAATTATTTCATTTATGCCAAAATTGATAATTCTCTGCAAGCAATTAACGCATGGAGTTCCTGTTATGTATATTTTAGATCCACCTATGGTAAGTGGATTTGTGGTACAGTTCAAAATGGCATTCTCTTCTGCGTGAATCATCCATAATCTTTTTTTATCTCTTATTTTATAAGGAATTTTGCTCTTATCCGATCCACGAATTGTCGCATTATATCCAGTTCCAATAATATGATTTTGACTGGTAACGATCACAGATCCATGTCTAATATCAGGATCATCTGATCTTAAAGAAACATCAAATGCTATGTTTAGAAAGTATTCATCAAAAGTAGGCCTTTCAATTTTCCCAATAGAATAATTATTTAAAAAGCATCTTCTGCAATATTCAAGAAAAACATCATCTGTGAAACTACCTCGCATAATACTTAAATTTTTATGTATCCAACGAACATTCCCTTCAATATATCCAAGGGAACGATCTATCATGTCTAAAAAGACAGAAGAAAAATCACCTTCTAAATCAAATGAATTAAATTCTAATGGCATTCCAGACAGGCTACATTTTCCGTTTTGATTCAGAAATAAATTCCACAAATATTGCGGTGACAAATCAAAAGGTATTTTTTTGCCTATCGTATTTTTCTTCAAGTTGTCAACATAAACAAGTGGCAAATCTCCACATTGTCTTTTTTCATCATTGCCAAGAACAGGAATATCATTGCTGATAAATCCTGTCAAATCATTATTTTCTACCATTAGATCCTCAACATGTCCTATGCATTCTTCTTAGCCTTATAGTTTCTTTTCACAATATTTTTTTTGACTTCATTCATATCAAGAACGAATTCATAAGCATCGTGAAGTGGACCAAAATAATTTTTACGAACCTTTATTGCAGTAAAACTAATTGCCTTTAAAAATTGATGACAATTTAAGTTTTGATCACTGACAATCACATTTATTTTATTTCTCGGACCTTGTGTTGAAGATCTAATTTTTGTTATCAAATATTGGATCATGCGATTCCCATAGCCCTTACGACACATTTTGGGATCAACAGCCAAACTTATAACATTATAACAATTTTTACCCAAACTGAAAATAAGATACCCAATTATATTATGATCTTTTTCAATAACAAGACCAACATTGTCTTTATTTTTAAGACAAATATCAAAATCCCTTTCATCCCAAGGAAAAGGAAAACATTGATTTTCTATCTCAATGATTGAAGAAATGTCGCTTTGCAGTATCCATCGCATCGTCGGTTCTGACATGTTATGTCCCCTTCCTAGAGACAATATACAAAATAAATAATTTAAGTCAATCTTATTTTAAATAATCTTCAAATGTGCAAGAATTTTTATTAGCATCGGTTTTATTAGCATCGGTATCGTAAATATCACGATTAAGAACTTTCATTTCTTGTCTTAAAGAATGACCTCTATTTTGTACATTTTCATGATTCTTGTCCCATGCTTTCAAATGAGCCTTAATATGCCCGACAACTTCTTTCCTATCAATAACATGTCTTTTTGCAGCAACAACATCAACATTTGCTGTTGAATAAGCCTTGGCATAATTATCTGAATTTCCAGCGTCTTTTGATTCAATGAATCTCAAACTATAAATCGCTTCCGAATCAACTTCTGCAATCAATAATTCTTTCTGAGCATATTCCAGTTGTTTACCCAAATAATCAACCCATCCATATTCTTTGCTCATATATTCTGGGAGATTATTTTCATTATATTTCATGTTATCAGGGTCGAGAATAATCTCTTTGCCCTGAACTGTTACTCGAACTTTTTCCAAAGGTGCATCAATGGCCATATAATGACTCTCCAATAAAAAAACAAGCCTTATCAGCAGTAAAATAACTACGATCAAATTGATCTGGAGGATGACCTCCATCAGGACCAAGTCCATATTTAGGACTATTATAGATTTTAGCAACATCATTTATGTTTTCAAACTGTCTCACAATTATCCCTCAAATTGCTGACCATTAATTGTCAAACTTACCTTGTTGGGATGGATAGTACGAATAATATTGGCGGCTTCTTGCGGAGAATTAGCCTCAACTTCGTCAACCAAAACTTGAGTTGGATGATTGACATATTCATTCAGAACATTTTCAAAAACTTTATATTTAGCCATTTTTATGCCTCGTAGGTGTCTTCTTCTGGAACAAATCCCTTTTTACTGCGCTGCTTCTTGCCCGAAGGAGCATCGCCTACATTGTCCATAGTAACTTCTCCAGCTTTCTTTTCCTGAATCAAGTTCATTCTTTCACGATATGTATCCTTCGATATTTCAAACATGTCAAGAGTACCAATCTTATAATCAAAGCCAATCTTAAATGCAAACCTTGACCGACCATTCCTGTGCTTAATGACAAAAACCCTTCCAACTTCAGCATCTTTTTCAAGAACTTGCTGATTAATTGACCAGAAAGCATCAAGAGGTTTGAACTGATCAAAGCTAGTGCCAATATTAGATTCATCAATATATTGACCAACTTCAAGTTTTGCAGCACTTTGGTTTGGCTGAACACATGTAAATGTACAATGACCTTTTTCAACTCCATAACCACGAAGATCACGCAAAATACGATAAGCACTTTCATATTTTTTAACTGATGGATCGTCTTTCATTTCACCAACATAGTCAACAATTAAAACATTAGGCTTCCATCCTCTTAATTCTAATTGCGCCATATATGCTCTAATTCCATTGACATCAATCTGACCGCCGGGAAACTGTTTGACGTGCAATAGATTTGGATCTTCTTTTTCCTTTTTGAATTCTTCAATAGTTGCTTTAATTTCATCCTTCATATCACGAAGATTATTGATGTCCATCTTGGCAAACTGACTTGTAAATCTCTGAACAATACCAAGCTCATCCATTTCCAATGTAATATAAAGAACCTTATGGCCAAGTAAAACATTCTGAACAGCAGTTTTTACTAGAGCTAGAGACTTACCAGTTCCCGGCAAGCCAATCCAACTTCCAATCTGACCAGCAAACAATCCGCCGCCCGTCAAGGCATTGTCAATCGCTGGGAAACCCGATGTGAATCTATCTTTACCAATGAATACATCATCCATACGACGAAACATTTCGTCAATATTCATGAAGTATTCAAGACCCGGTTCGTAAGACCTATCCACGAGCATGGCTTCACGCATTTTTTCGTAAACAAAACTCCATGTTTTTTCATCTTCAGGAGCCTCTTGCATTTTTTCCAAACTAGAATGGAAAGCAAGCTTTACAGCTTGAACTTTAGCAAAATATGTTACCTTGTCTATCAGGTATTCACGAGAATCAACTCCCGGGACATAATAGTCATAAACACTTTTCAATTCAGCTTGATAATGCAACTGAATTGTACGATCACGATCTTTAAGGGCATTAGATAATTCTTGCTGAAGTATCCAATCCTTTGGTATAGACTTTTTGGTGCTAAAATATTCAAGAAGAATACGACAAATAATTACATGAGCCTCATTGCTAAAATATTCAGGTTTAATTTTATCCATCGACTGAACAAGCATATAATCATCAGTCAAAATCATCGCCAACAATCTGCGCTGAAAAGTATCATCCCATGCAAATTTAGGCCTAATGACTTCTGGGTCAGTCATTGATTCAAGCTTGGCTTGTTCTTCTGGTGTGAGTTCACGCATCAATTATTCCTGTAGGCTCACACCAGAATAACACAAAAATATGAAATCATCTAGATTAATTTGAAAAAAATGAGCAGCACGCCGTTAAACTCAGCCATTGCGAACTATGTAAATTAATTAAATGTATTTTATAAAATATGGTCAGGACGGCGAACTATACTGCTCAAAATATTATATTGATCTCAATGCAGGAAATCAAACTCGCTTAATGAAACCATACCACTACGAATTGATTTTTCACGGGTAATTCTTTTACCCATGCTCTTCTGACCATTCCAAACAATTGCCTTGCAATATGTCGTGAACTTAGTGTCAATCTTCAAAGGAGCATCTTTTTTAGGCTGCTGATCCTTTGGAACAAATCTATTGATAATGTTTTCAAGTAAATTTTCTTGAAAGCAACCATATTTCTGTCGGTTGGCTCCGTGACGAGTTCTATTCTCCCAAAGATTTTGAAGCTCTTCCAAAACTTTTTGAATAAAATTATCACTCACATACTTCTTAGCTACATCAAGACATCTCTCGATATAAACTTGCCTCTTGTAATAGCTTCCTGCCCTAAGCATACTCATCTGAAGCTCTTGCTTTATATCTTCTGCGTCATCAATAAAATTATTATTGCTATTCTTCTTTTTCAATTCATGCGCTGCGTGCCAACAAAGCTTGGAAAACTTTTTATCAAGATCAAAAAATTCAATTTCAGTAATTGGAAAATTGTGAACAATCTCAATCATTTCTTCTCCTTTAAGACGTTTTTATCACTTTCAAATCGTTAAGATTGCGTCCACCACGACATGAAACCTTCAGTCGAAGTTTAGGACAAAGTTCAGATTCGCTTGTAAGCGCATCCATGCTTTTCTTGAAAATTTGTTTCCAGTTATCTTTAGTTACATAAATAACGTAACCGTCATGTACAGTATAAGCAATTTGAGCTTTGCCTTCCAACGCAAAATATAATTTAATCAACTTTTCTAGGCATATCGTTGCAGCAGGAGACTGCACAGCAAAATTTCTAGCAAGATATTCCTTGCCAACCTCAAAGTTTGTTCTTCGCTTACCGAAGATATCCTTTGCGTATCCATCTTTTTTAACTTTGCTTTCGCAATCGGCAACAAATGAAATAGCAGTGGGAAACAAAGAACTAATTCGCTCCACCACTTTCTCAGCCACATCAGCCGCCAAACCACATCTCAAAGAAAGTGATCGGGCCGACTGTCCATATATAACAGGCAAGAAGCATTTTTTTGCCAATTCCCTATCATTTTTTTCTGGATCACTTGACATCAAGACCTGAAACAGTGCCGAATAAATATCATCACACTCACACAAACGCAATAGTTTAGAGTCTTGACTAGAGTTGGCTAACACAAAAACTTCCATACCCTTAAAATCAAAACTCATAAATAAATTATCACAACCAATCGGCTTCAAAACATCTTTCAAATCAGATCCCATTGTATGCGGAACAAATGATTTTTTGTAAGCCCCATGACAACGTAATCGACCGTTTTCCTGACCATCAATCTCGTAGTAAGCGTGTACTTTGGCAGCACGTTCTACATCCAATATTCCTACACTCTCAAGATGAGGCAGAACTGTCGTCATTAACGGTAAATGAATCTTACGATAAATGTTTTCACTTTCTTTCCACAAACCCGACGAAACCAAATGCTTAATCCTATTCATCGCCTCAACAAACGAAACAGGAGCAACTTTTTTAATACCACTAAATGATTCTAATATCTTTATATCAATTATAGAAGCCTTTATATCAAGACTCTTGCCAGTCTTACACAAAACATAGCTTGAAAAGTTCTTCCAATTCCAAGTAAAAACCTTTTTATCTTTTGAAAACAATGATAATTGCAACATACTCAAAATTAAAGGCAATGTATCATCACGAATCATTACTTGAAACGAAACACCATCAGAAAGCATGAACTGAAGCTCATTCTCCAAGTCTTTTTCAGCAATGTCCATGATCTCTGGATTAAACCGCAAGAAAACGGCTTTCTGATCAATTCCAGATAACAACTTGGCCAGAGATTCAAAATTCATAGATCGTTCCTCCTAGGCCCAATTCTGCAAAACTTTTCCAGTTAAAACAAGACCAATTTATTTTTGAAATTTTTATTTACAATCAAACTTTGGAACGGGATGCTGACCTAAATGGTAATTGCTGTATAAGTCAGTAAGAATAATGACTTATTAGGTAAACAAGATTAGTAGAGCAAAAATTTAGCGTTTAAGCTTATTCTTTTTGTTACTGTCTTATTCACTTCAGCTTTTACCTTTTGGTTGGTGAAGACTTGCGTACTTTTTTTTGCAGTAAACCTAAGATCGAATAGTCCATGGCATTGTGTTTGTTTGGGAGACACAGGAGCCATGAAAGTCAGCATAAATTCTATTCGACTTTACCTCTACTGCCGTGAGAACAATGCTACCCGTAATAGCATTTGTTGTAGAACAACTACAAAGACCTGCCCATGGTATGGGCCTCACAGGTTAGGCACCTTCATCAACTCAGGTAGTACGAAACCATTGTTGAATCCAGTTGGGGGATTGCCAACCATATTCTACAGATTAAAGCATGAATGTCAAATATTATTTGCCCCAAAATGTCAAAAAACTTGCTTCAACCATTCAATTTTTTGATCATAATTAAAAATAATTTCTGGAAACTCTACTGGCAATTCATTAAAAGAACTTCTATCCTCAGGCAATATTTCCCTTACTTTTTCAATCAGCCTTTCATAACAAACACTACCGAAACTACTATTTTTAGTTTTTTGTATGCTTTCTTGATTAGTTCTATCTAACATCTGTACATCACTAGCAAAACTTAACCAAAATGATATTTTACTTTCTTGATGAAGTTTAAGAAGATTGAATTCAAGAAGTAGGTCTTCTCCCAATAATTGTTCTTCATCGTACCTTATCATGTTGCTTAATTTTTTACTATAAAATACATGTCCACCTAAATTTCTTGCTGCCTTATGACCTAATGTAAATATATCATGCTTTTCGGGTCCATACTTATATCCAAGATTAATAATATTCATGCCCCAACATACTGCATATTTATTTTCTCCAATCTGATTAGAGCCGTTTGTTTGTTCATTTAAAACTTGATCTGAAGGCTTGACAATTAAAACATCAGTTCCCGGGTGATGCCTCATGTGTTTTTCAATTTGAATTGCGCCTGTTGGGTAAAATAGGTCGTCTCCATCAGTGAGACTCAGACCATCATATTCTGAGTTTTGCAAAAAATCTAATACAGAGTTTTTACCCTTACTCGGAGTGCCATTTGATTCTGTAACTTTATATTTGACATTCTCTTTTTCGCACCATTCTGAAAAATGAGAAACAAATTCTTGATTTTGAGAATTGATAATTGCAACTGTTTCTATTTCAATGGATTCGGTTGAAAATTGATTGCGACAAGAATTTGTGGCACGAATTGCCTTGTCCATATCACGACTAACTAATGGGCAAAATGCTATTTTCATTTAATACATACCTTGCTTTTCCAAATTTAAAGGAGTAACATGAAGTCTGAAAAAAAAGAGGATGACTACATGTGGCTCTTAGATGCAGTTGAAAAGTATAATATGGACGATCTTGAGGCAAAAGCTTGCAATCTTTCTGCAATGTGGCTTGAACAGAGCAGAAAAACATTTCCTGATTATCGTCACTCAACAATGAAAAAGGGCGACCCTAGAAAGTCTCTCATATTTAAAATAGCATATAAGCTTGCAAGAGAAACTCAGGGAATTCTTGAGAACAATGAATATTCACTTTATATCCGTGCTCAGTTAGAAGTTCTTAAATATATAAATTCTGGAAAAGATCATCCTCTTATTGATCCAAACTGCTTAGTTGGCGAAAGAGCTTGGAAAAGATGGAAGCTTTGGAAGAAAAGGTACGACTCAGTCAAAAATAAACCAGCAGAATCTGTTGCTAATGGAATTGGATTCCAAAAAGCAATTGATGGAATTGAAAAAACAAAAGAATTTTTTGCTAAAATATTCGGCTCTGAACACACATTAAACAAAATGCAAGAATGTTATATTAACAATAATATTTTCCGATGGATTAATCTTGGAAAAATTTCTCCTTATTATCTTGCTATTTCTTCATTTGTTAAAAAAATATTTACAGAAGATGATTATAAGAAAATTAATTTTGAACTTGATGTTTATATGTCTTGCATTAATGACAATGTCAGAGAAAAATTTAAAGAATTATTTCCTTACGAATAATTTTTAAGCCATAAGGCCATAAATCCTCTTGATAAACAAGAATCATAATATCCTGTACAATTTGGATGTCGTGCTAGTTCAAAAATATCACTTCTATACTTTTGTTGAATGTGTTGAGGTGTAATTACATCGAGACGATATGGTGAAGTATCATGAAATATAGCAACATTATTTAAAATATTACGATCTAAACAAATTTCACATTCTTTTGCACGAATAGTTGTCTCACTATCAAAAAATCCTATTTCAAATTTATAATTTGTTATATTTAGAAATTCAATGCTATCTGAGCAAATAACTTCTGCATATTTTTTTAAATTATTTTCTTCTAATATTTCTTCGACTTTGACACATTGTTTGGAATCATTTTCAATACTGATAACTTTTCCAAATCCATTTAGTTTGCAGGCATGAGCTAAAGCTAAAGTTCCGATTCCCTCATACGCTCCTGTTTCCAAAACTAATTTTGGTTTTAGGACACGAATTGTAGAATGAATCCAATTTAATACTTCATATTCAGTTGAACCAATATCAAGAGCATGAAAAAGATGTGATTTTTCTTCTTCTTGATGTGGATGTACCTGATCTTCTCTATTGTACGATGCCCAAGAAGGCATCCATGTTATATCTTTCATAAAATTTATATTTCTCTGTAATATTTGTGTAAGGGACTTGTATAGAGGGTGTAATCTAAAAGAGCAGTTCTTATATAAAGACCATTCCTGACTTGTCTTTCATGATAGTCAGCACGAGAATCATCATCTATGTCTTCACTAATTTCTTCATTTCTAGGGAGAGGATGAAGAATTGCAGCGTTTTCTTTGATTTTATTGATATTGGTTTTGTCAATCTTAAAGAAATCTAGAGAACCACTGACACCTTTGAATCTTTCTTTTTGGATTCTGGTCATATAAATGACATCGATTTCTGGAAGAATGTCATTTGCGTCACATATTTCAACATTTTTACAAGGAATATTTGCAAGGTATTTTTCAGGTATGCTCAAATCACAATCTGCATGATCAGTGGCAGCGCAATAATATATTTTGCAACCATAAATGTGAAGAAGTTCAATAAGACTGTGTATTGTTCTTCCGTTTTTAAGATCTCCACACAACATAACCTTAAGATTACTGACATCTTTCCATTTTTGTTTAATTGTGTGAAGGTCAAGAAGTGCCTGTGTTGGATGTTCCCCAGATCCACTTCCTGCATTAATTACTGGAACACGAGAATATGCTCTTGCTATTTCTGGCCAGCTTGAATCACCATGACGCATAATTATAGCATCAGAATACTGGCCAAGGGTGCGAAATGTATCCTTGAGGCTTTCACCTTTGATTAAACTGCTACTTGAAGATGCATCAGCAGCCGTAACACATCTTCCTCCAAGCCAATGCATTGCTCGCTCAAAGGAAAATCTGGTTCTAGTAGAAGGTTCTGCAAAAAACGAAGAAATACATTTGTTGTTCATTTGGCGACAAAATTCCCAATTCTTTTCAATGTCTGTCGCAATTTCTAAAACAGTTTCAATTTGATCTTTAGTGAAGTCGGAAATGGACAAAAAATGACGCATTTGTTCATCTCGTAATTTTTTGCTTGACAATTAATTATATGTTGAGAACTTAGTACTGCAAGAAAATTTTAATGATATTTTCAACTATTTCATGATCATCTTGCTTTGGGGAAAACATTTCATCCCACTGAGAAGGCTGAACATAAAACTTTCTTTCTCTTGAACTACTGTCAATATCGTAGCCAAAACATCTAATCATGCCTTTTTTTGGATAGTAGATCAAATCAATGTTGAACTGTTCAGCCCTCCCAGTTTTTCCGTTATATGGAGTTCCAACACCTTGGCCTCTGAATTCATAGACAAGCTTGTAATAATTTTCATCCTGTTTCCTTAACTGTGTTGGAAACATAATATAAGAAGGATGTTGCTTTTTAGTTGCATACCACAATTTTTGTGCAAGTCGTTCTAATTCTGTGTACCCTTTCTCTGGACCATCAATTTCTTTTTGATTTATTTCATTCATTTTTTCATAAACATCATTCGCAATATTAGATTCATTGCTTTGATCATCAAAATCACTTATTGTATGAATGCTTTTACAGATCCAACTATCATTTCCTTCTAAGTCTTTTGTTAATCTGCGAGTCACAACTCTCATAGAGCCAAGAGGCGTCAATTCAATTTTAAAGGCACCAGCTTGATCGCCATATTGTATCACATCATTAAAAGTTTGCTTTGCTTCAGTAGCAGGTATAATAGATGGCATTTTTATAAGCTCAGAAATAATTAAATTTGGATTTATTCTTTTAAATAAGTCATCACCTTTCATTACATCTGTGCCACCTAGAATTTGATCCAGTGGATCGCCAAAACCATAATTGGCCATTTCTTTTACAAGCCAATATTTGAAAGACAATCTGTTCATGCAATATATACCAATCGCATAAACAGTATTTATTATTGGAATAAATAAAATGAAAAATTTTTCTTTTCAAACTTGGTTAGAAGATAAGCAAGATGATTATAATTTTTACAAAGATTTAATTTTAGGAAAATTGAATTATAATAAAAAGAATAAAATTAATAGTGTTTCAACTTCTTTAAAATTATGGAATCCGCCTGATAATTTAATAAGCCTACTTGACAATTTAGGCGAATTCAAGAATTTAGATGACAAAATTCAAAAACAGGTTAAAGATAAAATATTAAGCCAAGAAGGAACATTAGGAGACATTATTGATTTGATGTCCAAAGATAGAAAAAAATAGATGGGTTCGCACGATAAATAAGACATGGCAACAAAAAAAACAACTTGTAATTTACCAGCTGGATTGAGCGAGTGTTGCATCAATCCATCTATTGTTTTTAAATGTCCTCCACATAAATCTTCAGAAGTATGTGTAGACAATCAAAGCGATGGAGCTTATGTTCCTCGCACTGTTTCTTATGAAGAAGCATATCGTCAATGTAAGTATATCAAGCAAACAAGTTATCAAGGACAATATAAGCAATTTGGCAGCGCCTTCTCAAATAGCTTCAAATAGGAAAAAAATGATAAATCAAGGTAATCAAGAAAATTTTGATAACAAAGAAGAATTATTAATCAATAATTCCGCCTACGTCAAAGCTTTACAGCTTGGAGAACAAGGATATCAAGGATATCAAGGAACTAAAGGAACTCAAGGAACTCAAGGTTATCAAGGACCCGGAATAGGATCTCAAGGAAGACAAGGACATCAAGGAAGACAAGGAGAGCAAGGAGAGCAAGGATATCAAGGAAGACAAGGAAGACAAGGTCTGCAAGGAGAAAAAGGACTAACGGGACCACAAGGAGGATTAGGATTAACAGGAGTAAAAGGGGATAAAGGGAATCAGGGTCAACAAGGAGAAAAAGGATCTGTAGGCATAGGAAACCAAGGACAACAAGGAAATCTAGGACTTCAAGGACGACAAGGAAATAAAGGACTTCAAGGAGACTTTGGAAATCAAGGAGAAAGAGGAAATCAAGGTTTACAAGGAAGAGACGGTTTTCAAGGCACTATTGGATTTCAAGGTCGTCAGGGATTTCAAGGAAATCAAGGAAATCAAGGTTTTCAAGGATTTCAAGGTCGCCAAGGATTTCAAGGCCGTCAAGGAGAAAAGGGCTATCAAGGCAGTCAAGGTTTTCAGGGATATCAAGGTCATCAAGGTCGTCAAGGATTTCAAGGTCGCCAAGGATATCAAGGTCATCAAGGATATCAAGGATATCAAGGTCATCAAGGACGCCAAGGATTTCAAGGTCGCCAAGGATTTCAAGGTCATCAAGGATTTCAAGGTCGCCAAGGATTTCAAGGTCACCAAGGATTTCAAGGTCGCCAAGGAGAAAAAGGATTAATTGGAGTTCAAGGAGCAATAGGATTAACTGGGGCAATAGGCCCACAAGGAAAACAAGGAATAAACGGCTTAGGAGGAGTTGTTGGTCCGAAAGGGTCTCAAGGCGCTCAAGGCGCAATAGGGCCGAAAGGATCAACAGGATCAACAGGCCCCAAAGGAGCAACAGGTGCGACAGGCCCCACAGGAGCAACAGGTGCGACAGGAGCAAAAGGATCAACAGGAGCAAAAGGAGCACAAGGTTCAGCAGGAGCTAAAAATGCAATTGTTCCAATTATACAAGAATATTCTGAAAAATATGTTGGCTTGTCTTGCGTAGAAATGCCTGAAGTTCGGTTTGAAGATTTAGTTTTTACAGTTATTGGCAATCAAGGCACTAACAATCATAAAGATTTTATTAAATTAAATGATAGTTTTGTGCAAGTTTGCGATCCTCAGTCAATTGTCGTCGTCAGTGTAGTTCCATCAGCTCCAATTAACATTGGAGCATACATAGAAGGTGAATTTTTGTTTATCGAAGCAGAAAGCGAAAAGTTAATTGAAAATGAAATAAAATTAACAATTAGACTATCAGGAATTAGATTGGGCTTTAGCGGCAGAAGATTTGTTGAATACACATACAAAGAAATGATTAAAAACAATCAATTTTGGAATAGTTGGGAATAAGCTATTTTATAATAAATCAAAAAAAGTATAGGAATAAAATGGCAAATCAATGCAATCAATCAGCAACGCAAAGAACAGAAGAAGAATTATTGTGTGTTTTTGCAGACAATAACCAAGGTGGAATTACCGCACAAGATCTGCGAGATTTTGTTGTTTCGACTCAAATTGGACAGTCAAAACAAGGACCACAAGGAAACCAAGGGCAATCTGGCTCACAAGGCAACCAAGGCTCACAAGGAAGAGCAGGGTCTCAAGGCGCTCAAGGTGGTCCTAGTATTGTTGCGGGTCCACAAGGCGCACAAGGTACAAAAGGAAATCAAGGAAATCAAGGATTACAAGGAAATCAAGGAACTATTGGCCTTCAAGGCAGTCCTGATGGATTCCAAGGAATTCAAGGTCTTCAGGGCGAACAAGGAATCAAAGGTGAACAAGGTCTTCAAGGCGAACAAGGAATCCAAGGTGCTGGATTTCAAGGAGATATTGGCCTACAAGGCTATCAAGGGTTCCAAGGTCAAGGATATCAAGGACAAAAGGGAAGTCAAGGAATTGATGGAGCACAAGGACAACAAGGCGTTCAAGGTTTTCAAGGACCGCAAGGTGGAAAAGGCGCACAAGGAACAACAGGCGCAACAGGGATTGGAACACAAGGCGTTCAAGGGCTTCAAGGACTACAAGGCAATCAGGGAATTCAAGGCGCTGGATATCAAGGCGCTCAAGGATATCAAGGAAGACAAGGAACTATTGGATTACAAGGAACTATTGGATTACAAGGACAACAAGGACAACAAGGCCAACAAGGATTTCAAGGACATCAAGGAAGACAAGGTTTAATAGGAAATCAAGGCGAAAAAGGGTTCCAAGGAGAACAAGGGCGACAAGGATTTCAAGGACATCAAGGAAGACAAGGTTTAATAGGAAATCAAGGCGAAAAAGGGTTCCAAGGAGAACAAGGGCGACAAGGATTTCAAGGCCGTCAAGGGTTAACTGGAAATCAAGGATCAACTGGAAATCAAGGCGAAAAAGGGTTCCAAGGAAATCAAGGAAACCAAGGACAAGGATTCCAAGGAAATCAAGGATTCCAAGGATTCCAAGGAAATCAAGGATTCCAAGGATTCCAAGGATTCCAAGGATTCCAAGGATATCAAGGATTAGGATATCAAGGATACCAAAGCAACCAAGGATTCCAAGGGCTTCAAGGTTTCCAAGGAAATCAAGGCGAACAAGGGCTTCAAGGTTTCCAAGGAAATCAAGGCGAACAAGGCTATCAAAGTGAACAAGGATTTCAAGGTGAACAAGGAAGACAAGGAAGACAAGGCGAACAAGGATATCAAGGAGATAAAGGCGAACAAGGATATCAAGGATTTCAAGGAATACTAGGAAGTCAAGGATTTCAAGGAATACTAGGAAGTCAAGGAAATAAAGGAGATACTGGAAATCAAGGCGAACAAGGATATCAAGGAAATCAAGGCTATCAAGGTCATCAAGGATTTACTGGAATTCAAGGAGATAGAGGATATCAAGGATATCAAGGTAGACAAGGAAGACAAGGCGAACAAGGCGATGTTGGATTAACTGGCAATCAAGGAAGCCTAGGATATCAAGGAGAACAAGGATATCAAGGATTAGGATATCAAGGAGAAACAGGATATCAAGGATATCAAAGCAATCAAGGATACCAAGGATACCAAGGATATCAAGGAATACAAGGATATCAAGGACTAGGATATCAAGGAGAAACAGGATATCAAGGATATCAAAGCAATCAAGGATACCAAGGAAATCAAGGTGAACAAGGATATCAAGGACTAGGATATCAAGGAGAAACTGGAAATATAGGAGATGTAGGATATCAAGGATATCAAGGAAATCAAGGTGAACAAGGATATGTAGGACAACAAGGAAGCGAAGGTGAGCGAGGATACCAAGGATATCAAGGAATCCAAGGATTTCAAGGTCGTCAAGGATACCAAGGAAATCAAGGAGATAGAGGATATCAAGGATTTCAAGGAACTCAAGGAGCACAAGGAGATCTTGGATTAACTGGTTACCAAGGACAAATAGGCTATCAAGGTCTGCAAGGTGAACAAGGATATCAAGGTTTTCAAGGGTTCCAAGGATATCAAGGACTAGGATATCAAGGGTTCCAAGGATATCAAGGGTTCCAAGGATATCAAGGGTTCCAAGGATATCAAGGATTTCAGGGATATCAAGGATTTCAGGGATTCCAAGGTACTATTGGAATTACTGGCGCTCAAGGCATAACTGGCGCTCAAGGATCTCAAGGATTCCAAGGCTATCAGGGAAATCAAGGATTCCAAGGGTTTCAAGGATTCCAAGGTTACCAAGGAAATCAAGGTCATCAAGGTTATCAAGGGCTACAAGGCTATCAAGGTTATCAAGGGCTGCAAGGATTTCAGGGAAATCAAGGAAATCAAGGGCTGCAAGGTAGTCCCGATGGATTTCAAGGAGGCCAAGGTTATCAAGGGTTCCAAGGTCATCAGGGAGAACAAGGCTATCAAGGAAATCAAGGATTCCAAGGGTTCCAAGGTCATCAAGGAAATCAAGGATTCCAAGGGTTTCAAGGTCATCAAGGAAATCAAGGATTCCAAGGGTTCCAAGGAAATCAGGGAGAACAAGGCTATCAGGGAAACCAAGGATTCCAAGGGTTCCAAGGATTTCAGGGAAACCAAGGCTATCAAGGGTTCCAAGGAAATCAAGGCAATCAGGGAGAACAAGGATTCCAAGGGTTCCAAGGATTTCAGGGAAACCAAGGCTATCAAGGGTTCCAAGGAAATCAAGGCAATCAGGGAGAACAAGGATTTCAAGGATTCCAAGGATTTCAGGGAAATCAAGGTAATCAGGGAGAACAAGGGGCTGGTTATCAAGGAAATCAAGGTTACCAAGGAAATCAAGGGCTGCAAGGTAGTCCCGATGGATTCCAAGGAGGCCAAGGCTATCAAGGGTTCCAAGGGTTACAAGGAAATCAAGGCTATCAAGGGAACCAAGGCTATCAAGGGTTCCAAGGTCATCAGGGAGAACAAGGCTATCAGGGAAATCAAGGATTCCAAGGATTCCAAGGCCATCAAGGAAATCAAGGATTCCAAGGGTTCCAAGGAAATCAGGGAGAACAAGGCTATCAGGGAAACCAAGGATTCCAAGGGTTCCAAGGTCATCAGGGAGAACAAGGCTATCAGGGAAATCAAGGATTCCAAGGATTCCAAGGCCATCAAGGAAATCAAGGATTCCAAGGGTTCCAAGGTCATCAGGGAGAACAAGGCTATCAGGGAAATCAAGGATTCCAAGGGTTCCAAGGTCATCAAGGAGAACAAGGTTATCAGGGAAATCAAGGTTTTCAAGGATTCCAAGGTCATCAGGGAGAACAAGGCTATCAAGGAAATCAAGGATTCCAAGGATTCCAAGGTTATCAAGGAAATCAAGGGTTCCAAGGGTTTCAAGGAAATCAAGGATTCCAAGGATATCAAGGAAACTTGGGATATCAAGGAGATGCTGGTGAATCTGGTGTTCAAGGACCGCAAGGCATTACAGGCACTGGACTACAAGGCAATCAGGGATTACAAGGTCCTGCTGATGGATTTCAAGGATATCAAGGATATCAAGGATATCAAGGATCAATAGGGAGTCAAGGTGTTGCTGGAACAGGTGGTCAAGGCTATCAAGGAAACCAAGGAACTCAGGGATATCAAGCATATCCTTTTGGATTTCAAGGCAGTCAAGGCAACGTAGGAAGCCAAGGATTCCAAGGACCAGCTAATGGTTTTCAAGGAAGACAAGGCGCACAAGGAAGACAAGGATTCCAAGGAAACCAAGGAAATCAAGGAGAACAAGGAAATCAAGGCAATCAAGGAGCAGGATTCCAAGGCAATCAGGGATTGCAAGGCCCTGCCGATGGATTTCAAGGATATCAAGGTAACCAAGGATATCAAGGTAACCAAGGATATCAAGGTAACCAAGGAAGACAAGGATATCAAGGAAGACAAGGATATCAAGGCAACCAAGGAAATCAAGGTTTTCAAGGTCCTGCCGATGGATTTCAAGGCATTCAAGGAAATCAAGGATCTTTATTTGGTCCAAAATATAAGTATGAGTCGGTATATGGTAATCAAGCTCCATCTGCTGGTTATATTCACTTTAATAATGCAACAATAAGTAATGTAACTCAGATTTACATCAAAAAAGTTGATTATAACGGTATAGATGAAGGAAATTACATCGAAGATTTTATTGTAAATAATTACATTTACATTGAATCCGACAATACAACAAATTTAGCAATATTTAATTCAAATGGAAGTCCCATTGGCTACCAGTCTGGGGGATATTCTGGATTTCCAATAGATTATTATTCAGTTCCAGTCAATTTTGTTTCTGGAAACGCATTAGTAAATCAAGAAATTTATAGCTTACTTACAGGAATAACAGGGAATCAAGGTTATCAAGGTTATCAAGGTTATCAAGGAAATCAGGGTACAATTGGGGCACAAGGAAATCAAGGTGGACCAGCTGGATTTCAAGGCCAAACAGGAGCACAAGGGCCTAAAGGCGATCAAGGCGATCAAGGTGATCAAGGTGAGCCGGGTCCTCTAGGAGAACAAGGTCCTCCCGGCGAAAATGGTTCTGGATTGCAAGGTTCAGCCGGAGCACAAGGCGCACAAGGCGCAGAAGGTCCACAAGGTGATAAGTATGCGATCCTTCCTGTTGTTACTTCTCAAGGAACTGAATATGTTGAGCTTATATGTGTAGAAATGCCAGAAGTTAGATTTGAAGATATCGTCATATTCAAGGTTGGTGGACTTGGACATAAAACAGAAAATGTTTCAAAATTTATTGATGATCGGTTGTTACAAGTTTGTGCCTTTAACACAATAAAACCTGTAAGTGTTGTTCCATCAATGCCAGTTATTGTTGGAGCTTATGTGAGAGACAATCTTATTATTATTGATGTGGAAAGCGATAAGCTTATCAATAATCAAATTGAAGTGGTAGTGAGACTTTCTGGAATAAGGGCTGGCGCTGCACATAAGAGATTCGCAACCCATACCTACGAAGAAATGGTTAGGAATAATACATTCTGGAGTAGATGGAGAGAAGGTTAAATTTTACAGAATATAACCAAGTATGGTTCCTTCAAAGTCACAACCAACAGAAGCTTCATGAGTTACTTTCAAAACGATTGTAACTCCTTCTGGGACTTTGATCGGAGAATAACTGTAAGTTAAATTGAGTGTTAAATTTGCCACTGAACTACGACCAGCTAGAACTGGATCGCCATCAACATAAAGCTTAAAAAGCGCATTAGCGTTTCCGCTAACATTAACCCCAATAAAATAAAATGTTTTATCTGCTGGAACAGTATAAGTAACAACTGTTGTTTCGGTTGATGTTAAAACAAGAGCTACATCTCCAAACGTATTTGCTTCAGTCCCGGGATAACTAGGAACTATTGGCCGAGTTACTAAACCGAACTCATCTCCAATAGGATTAGTCACTTGCGCTGGGACTATGTCATCAATACCTTCCCCTGTAATGACAACACGGGGTCTTTTACGATTGGTCGGAGACGATGGATAAACCACAAGTGATTCATCCATGACATCCCCGCCAACGCCGGGATTAAGTATTGTGTAATCATCAGCCATATTTGACTTTTCTCCTTATATATTTAGCACTTGATGCCACAAAACTTATTCTTCTTGAATTTTCTCAAAAACTCCTGTACAATAAGCACTTGGAGACCGTTCTAATGAGGCCAAAATCGTGAAATTCGCCAGCATTGACATTGAAACAACAGGTCTTTCTCAGGAAAACTGTGACATATTACAGTTTGCTGTTGTTTTGGATGATTTGAAAAACCCAAAACCACTTGAAGAACTTCCTCGATTCCAAGCTATATTTATGCAGGATAACTATAAGGGTAATCCATTCGCTTTGAGTATGCATTCAGAAATATTCAAAAAAATTGATATGGCTAAAAAGAAAAATCTGGAATATTGCCCAGACCAAGACATTTATTTCATGCCCATAGATCACTTGCCAACCGCTCTTACCGCCTTTTTTCTCAAAAATGGTTATAATCAAAATGATAAAAATGGCAATATTTATATAAATCCAGCAGGTAAGAATTTATCTTCTTTCGACATTCCTTTCCTTAAATCAAAAATCAAGGATTGGGGAAGCATTTACTTTCTTAATCGCTCTATAGATCCTGCTATATTGTATTTTGATTTGGAAAATGATCATTCTCTTCCTGACATGAAAAAATGCATGGAAAGAGCAGGCATCGCAGGAGAAGTTGCCCATACTGCTCTTGAAGACGCTTTAGTTGTGATTAAACTTTTGAGACACAAGTTGATAAATAAAGAATGTGTTGCGGAAGAAAAAAGGTGAAAAAGAGGAAGACTACAGGACCAAGATCTGGTCTGACTAAGTCTCGTGCAAAAGTGCAATCTCAGGAGAAGTTAAAAAAAGATGACCAACATCCTCCGAATCAACAATGATTATTCTTTTTTCTTGTCTGATGATATGAAAATCAGAACTGAGTTGTGGGACAGATTACGTTTCCGTGATAAGAATTACTTTCACAACCGTGCCTACAAGATGAAAAAGTGGGACGGCTTCATCAATTTTTTTGCATTAGAAACAGGTAAATTTTTGACTGGTTTGCTTCCTGAAGTTAGTGCTGTCTTGAATCATTTCAAAACAGAATATACAGTTGAAGACTTGAGAACTAAGAGTCTATTCGCTTATCAAGAAGTTGACAAACTTTTTCTTAATCAATGGCTTCCAGAAACGAACAGTATTGGCGACAAGATCAAGTCTCTTGAGCTTTATGATTACCAAGTTGAAATGATTAATCAAGTTGTCAAACATCGCAGAGGTGTTATCTATGCTCCTACTTCTGCTGGAAAATCATTGGTAATGCTCGGTATCCTTAAAACTATTGCTCCTAATACACCTACATTGGTTTTGCAGAATAGGGCTAGTTTGGCTCAACAAAATTACGATGAGTTTGTTAAGTGGGGTCTTCCTAATGTTGGATCATTATGGGGTGGAAGTGTAAATCCAAGTATGATAACAGTTGCAACAGTTCAATCTGTTGCCAAAATGGAAAAAGTATTGCCTAAAATCAAAGTTCTTATTGTTGATGAAATTCATGATATGATGAGTACTTTGCCAAAAGCTGTTTATCGTCGTCTCAAGTCTGCTGATATTCGTGTTGCAGTAAGTGCAACTCCTTTCAAATTTGGTGGTAAAGACCAAGTTCAAAAATTTTATGTTCGTGGTTTTTTCGGGCCAATCTTGAAGATTAAGTCGGCAGAAGGTGGAGTTCTAACTACTTCTGAATTGCAAGACCGTGGAATTTTGGCAAAGAGCAAGTGTATATTCTATCCAATTCGTGAGCCTAAGATTCCACATGACATTTACATTGATGCAGTAACTCGTGGAATTGCCGAAAGCTTTCATTTTCATGATGTTGTAACTCGTCTTGCCAAGAGTTTAAGAGGTAGAACTCTTATTCTAGTTGATCGTATTGCTCATGGAGATGCTTTGAACAAGCTTCTTCCCAACAGTCTTTGGGTTCAAGGCAAAGACAATGCTGTTACCAGAAAGTCAGTAATTAAAGAATTGCAGAAGGCTAAGGGCGATTTAATTGCGATTGCAACTCAGCAGATTTTTAATACGGGAATCAATGTTCACCCAAACAATTTAATTAATGCTGCTGGTGGTCAGGCTGATCACATGATTATTCAGCGTATGGGTCGTGGATTAAGAACAGCCGATGACAAAGAAAGATTGAATTATTTTGACTTTGTTTTTGAAATTAATGATTATCTGGAAGATCACAGCAACAAAAGAATTGAAATTTTGAAGAAAGAAGGTCATAATGTTGAAATCAAGGAGATAGACTTTTAATGTTGGATTCTCCTGATTTTGAACTTGAATTTTACGATGAGCAGAATCGTATGATGATGGAGAGGTATGTAGTTGTTTTCAAAAAATGGAAAATTCCTTGGAAGACATATGTCAAAGATGTTGAAAAAAGGCTTAGAAATAGAAAATATTGGCTATGGTCTTACTTAGTTGGAATAGAGAAGTTCATTCAAGATATGGGTGAAAATGTTCCATCCAAAGAGTTAGTGGAAAAAGATAAAGATTCCCGTATCAGTAGAATTGTAGGGGACTTCTACAAAGTCGAACAATACATCAGGAACCTATGAGCCAAGAACCACAAGGCATAAGCGATCTAGAGCCTTTTATTATTGCTCTTCAAAAAATTGGATATAAAGATCTTGCAATTAAATGTCTTGATGCTTTTTCCGAATCAGCTTCACTATTTGGTCAACATGACAATTTATCTAAATGTTATTTTAAGATAAAAGAATATAAGAAATCAATAAAGCATGGTAAGGCATCTTTAACCGTTGCTCCAAGCGCACAACATGTATTTGTAACAAGAAACAATCTTATAAATGTTTACAACAGTGCCAATATGCCAGAAGAGGCGATGACTTATATCGGTTTTAATGAAGGAGCAGGATCATCTGGAGAGATTGAACTTCATAAGTCTTATGCTCTTTATTTGTTAAACAGAAAACCTGAAGCTCAAAAAATACTTGAAAACGCATTGTTGAGCGATGATATTCCTGAAGAAATTCGTGATAAGATTAAATTCAATCTAGGAACATATTATTTATATGAAGATAAATTCCAAAAAGGGATGAGGCAATTTCTCTTGGGTGGAGCCAAGATGAAACTTTGGAATACAGAAGTAATATTCACAAAAAATAATGCTTTGAATCTGCCATTTTGGCAAGGCTCTCCAGATGTAAAAAATCTTGTTGTTTATGCCGAAGCAGGAATCGGCGATGAGATCATCAATATTCGATTTATGAATCATTTGAAAGAACGTGGCATTAATGCCTATTGGTATGAAGCTACACAGAAAAATAAAAAAAATGATAGACAAGGAATAACTAATCTTTTTGTAAAAAATGGCTATCCTGTCATTCAAGATTTGGAAGAAGTATTGCATATGCCTGATGTCATGTGGACATATTCAATGCAATTACCAATTTATTTGAATCTTGGCTATGCCGATTTATGGAAAGAACCATATCTAAAACCTTGTCCAGAATTTCAGAACAAATGGAAAATTGACACAGATAAGCCGAAAATCGGTATTCGTTGGAAGGGAAGTAAGAATTACGAACAAGATCTACATCGATCCTATCCTGTCTCTCAGCTTTATTCAAATATTGGTCATATTGATGCTCATTTCATTAGTCTACAAAGAGATGATGGAGTAGAAGAAACTGTTGATTTCCCTAATGTTGTTGATTATAGTGATAAGCTAGAAACAATTGAAGATACTTTTGCATTGATCAGTAATCTTGACATTGTTATTACGTCATGCACAAGCATTGCTCATATGGCAGCATCACAAGGCAAGAAGGTTTATGTTTTTGTACCAATTTCAGCATATTACACTTGGTGCCACTCAGCAGAGAAAAGCCCTTGGTATGGTGAAAATGTAACATTGCTAAGGCAAACAAAACCAAGAAATTGGGATGAACCCATGGCAAAACTTAAAGATTTGTTAGGGTATTTGAATTGAAAACAATATTTTTCTTATCTGGTCTTCCAAGATCTGGATCGACACTTTTAGGTTCGATCATAGGTCAAAATCCAGATTTTCATGTTACTCCAACTAGTCCTCTTTTAGATTTACTTTGTTTTGCCAATCAGAATTTTAACTTGTTGGAACAAAAATATACCTATGACAAAGATGTAGTTTCTGCTAATGTTTACAAAGGAATTATCGAAGGCTTTTACAAGCATATAGACAAGAAATATATTTTAGATAAACATCGTGGTCATCCACGAAACTTGGTTCCTTTGAAAAAATTTGTAACAGATGAACCTAAAATAATTTGTACTGTTCGTCCAGTTTCAGAAATAATTGCTTCTTATATTAAATTAATTGAAAAAAACAAACAATCTGATAATTTTATTGACAATCATTTGAAATCAAAAAAAATACCAATTAACATTGGCAATCGTGCCAAGTGCTTATGGGAAGAATACATTATATCTCCATATGAAAGCATGAAGTTTGGACTGAAAAATTATAGAGATAATTTGCATATTGTTGAGTATGAAAACTTGATAAACAAGCCTGACATTGTGTTGAAACAAATTTATGACTTTTTAGGTTTGCCTCATTATTTGGGTCATCTTTATGAAAACATTCATAATTTTTGTGCTGAAGAAAAGGATGCTGCTTGGGGATTAGAAAATTTACATTTAATTAGAACAATCTTAAAGAAGACAAGCACTCCTCCTGATGAGATACTTGGGCCATATTTGACTGAATATTATAATCAATTTAATCTGGTGTACTAATGCAAATATTAAATGAAACTCTACACGCAAAATACGATCTAGTAGTAGACAAAGCCTACATCATCACCATTCGTGGTCATGAAACATCAGAGAAATTAGCTTCTCGATGCCTTGAATCATGTAAAAGAGTAGGACAAAAAGCCGAAATTTACGATGCTTTTGATGGTACTGATCCTAATGTTGAAGGAATTAAAGTCCCAGAACATTGCCAAGACGCTACATGGCTTAAATGGCTTCGTCTTGTAAATCACGAATTGACAAAACCAGAAGTATGTTGCTTGTTAAGTCATTTTTCCTTGTGGTGCAAATGCATTGAACAAAATAAACCTTTAATTGCATTGGAGCATGACGCTGTAATGCTTCAGCCTTTTACAGAACATCAAGCAGTAAATGCAATTATTTATTTAGGATGTAATGAACAAGTAAGAAATAATTTTTGGAGTATCATTCCTCCTCACGCACAACTTAATCCAGATTATAGGCACATACTCAGAACACATGCTTATAGCATTGATCCTTTTATGGCAAAAAACTTAGTTAGCCATGTATTGGAAAAAGGAATATTTTCTTCTGCTGATGTGACAATAAGTCTAAATCGCTTCGCAATGTTGTGCTTCGGGATATATGCCATGGATGTTCCCGGCGAATCAACAATTCCAGAGAAAGGAAAAGAAAAGTGAATTTACATTACAAATATGAAATTGGAGTTGATTCAGCTTATATCATCTATTTGCCCGACAATGAAAAATCATGTCAGTACGCAAATGAATGTGCTAAATCATGTGAAGATGTTGGAATGCCTTGCAAATTATGGCCAGCTTTTGATGGTACTGGTGATGAAATAAAAGTACCTGAACATTTGAATAATAAGGATTGGTTGAAATGGATTAAATGCTCAAATCCAACCTTAGATAAAACAGAAATTTCAATTTTTTTAGCTCACATAAGTCTCTGGGCAGAATGTACTGAACAAGACAAGCCAATTGTTATTCTTGAACATGATGCGATAGTTTTACAAAAAATCACACAACATTTCGCAATGAATGCAATCATATACTTAGGAAGTCATGAGCAAGTGGGAAATAACTTCATCTCTAATGCTGTTCCAATTATGATGCAATGGCAAGGACTACGCTGTTTGTGTAGGGCACACGCTTATAGTATTGATCCTTTTATCGCAAGAAGGCTTTTATCAAGCGTTATGGTAACAGGAATAAACAAAAGCGTAGATGTTTATATGAGGTCAGATATATTCACTCAAATTCAAAATGGTATTTTTGCATATGACAAAAAGAATAGTGAATCAGTGATAAAGAGAAATAAGTCTCCTGAAGATAAAAGAATTTGTGGCAAAATATTATAAATAGGTTATGATGTCATTCTTAAAAAAAATACCTTATTTCATCATGCTTTTAATTTTAAGCATGATTTATTTATCGTGTGGCTATCTAATAGGTTATTATAATGGATACAATCAAGCCCAAAAAGAATGCGTCGAAACAGGTGAATCCCTTAAGTAACGCACAGGAGAAAAAATGGCTTTAATCACAAAAGACAGTCCGATCATAGAACCCGCAACAATTGAAAAAATCTATAATGTATGGTGGGTTGAAAACCTTACTCTTGACGCAACACTTACTGCTAGCCCAGAACCAATTCTAGTTGTTGACTACAGATTATGCTACCTAGATGAAAATGGAAAACCAAACTTTCATCCAACAGAAAGAAGAAGACTTCA